TGGCTATGAGCGATGAGATGATTGCTTATCGCCAGTCATTGAGAGACGTACCCCAGCAGGCAGACTTTCCTGCGACGATTACCTGGCCCACCAAACCCGAGTAAAAAATATGCCTACTACTACTATGTCCTCTATGACGGAGGAGGAGCGCAAGCGCCTGCAAGAAATGCAGAAGAGCCAGCAGGGTCTTTTGAAGCAGGCGTCACAGCCACAGGCAGCGCCAACTCCGCCGCCCGAGCCTGTCACGATGGCTACAGATTCGCCGGTTGATTACTCCGCCGACATTACGAATCTGTACCAGCAATACCTGGGCCGAGCGCCAGAGCAGGCCGGCCTGGATTATTGGACACAAAGCCTGCGTGATGGCGCTTCTATGGAAGATGTGCGTTACAACATTGCTAACTCTCAAGAGGGCTTTGGTGTTGCGACTGACCGGGTAACGCAGGCATATCAGAACATATTGCAGCGCGATCCCCGGGAAGAGGGTCTAGCTTATTGGCGTCAGGGCTTGCTTGGTGGGCAGACTCAGGATCAGCTCAACGCAAACATTCGGCAGTCTGCTGAGTTTAATGGGCTGGCGTCCGGGACGATTCGTGGGGCGTTTGGTCAATACCTGGATCGTGAGGCAACGCCAGAGGAGCTGGCAGGCTATTTAGGCCAGGCGAAGCAGGGCAGATCCCTCGAGGAGATTGAAGCTGAGATCGCCGGGATGCGGGTAGATACTGTGACGCGCCCGGAGAACACTGCTCAGTCATCGGTCGATACAGGGGCGCAAACATCTGTTTCCCAGGCGGCGGATGAAGCTGCGCGTTATGACGCGACTACAGCGGCGGCTTCTGACGCGGCGGATGCGTTAGAGGCTGATGTGACTACCCGGACAGTTTCTCCAGAGGAGACAGTCCAGTTTCAGTTGGATCGGATACTTGGTAGCGACTCTCCTATCTTGCAGAGAGCTCGTACTAGCGGGCTCCAATTCGCAAACCAACGTGGCTTGCTGAATTCGTCTATCGCGGCCCAGGCTGCTGAAGCGGCAGTCCTGGATGCGGCCACTCGGATCGCTGAGCAAGATGCGGCCACTTATGCGGGTGCGGCGGCGCAGAGCACTGACGCGCTTAACCAGGGTGCGTTGCAGGACGCTCAGCTTGGCACCAATGTCAGTATGTTCAATGTTGGTGAGACGAACGCGACCAACCGCTTCAATGCTGACTCTATCAATCAGGCTGGTCAGTTCAACGCTAACTCTGCGAACGTCGCCATCCAGAATTTCTTGGATCGGGAAGCTCAGAGATTGTTGCAGGATGACGCACAGCTATTCACTGCCGAGCAGAACGAAGCAGACCGGGAGCTCCGACAGCTCTTGCAGGCTCGAGAGTTTGATTTCCAGGGCTCGCAGAACAATCTGGATAGAGAGCTGCAAACGGCATTGCAAACTAACCAGCAGGCGTTTGCAGCCAGCCAGGCTGATTTGGATCGCCAGTTCCAGTTCGATTATCAGAGCGTCGATCAGCAGTTCCAGGCCGGTCAGCTTGCGGCTCAGCACGCCTTCTCATCATTGGAGGCGGAGAAGCAGAGAAACTTCGACTCATGGCTTCAGAGCAATCAGAACGACTGGCTGGCCACGCAAGCAGCGCTTGATCGCGAGTTCAACAAATACCAAGTCAACGCTCAGGCGGCTTCGACTGTGATGTTCGCGACCATGGAGGGCATCGCGAATGTGTACGCGGATCCAAATCTCACAACCGCGCAAAAGACGCAGGCTGCGGCCAATCTAATGACCGCGGCGGAAACAATGCCGCAGTTCCTGGCAAACATTACCAATAAGATGGATCCTGATTACGTTCCCCCGGAAGGCGCAGATACTGAGCAGAGAGATCCGACTGATGTTGCTGCCACAATGGGCCTGACGCAGATTAACGTGCAGGGATTCGGCACCCAGCTTTATCAAGGCGCTGACGGCACGGTTTATCAATGGAACGCGGCGACCAATCAGTTCGAGGTATTTACTCCCCCGACCCCTGGAGGCGGCTAATCTGAATGATTAGAGAGGCAACGCTGGCGGATGTGCCAGCCATTGTTGATTTAGCAGTAGAGTCAGTAACCCAAAACCCCCTCCCAGTCAGAATTTGCAGAGACTCTATGGCAGAGACAGCCACGGAGGCGATCTCTGGCAACCGCCATTTTGTCTGGGTGTCAGAGATAGACGGTGAGGTAGTTGCCGCCGTAGGGGCAATGTCAGAGCGATCATTCTGGTATGAGCGCCAGCAGTGCAGTGTGATGCTGTACTACACCAGGGTGCCAGGCGAGGGCGTGAAGCTCCTGAGACAGTTCGGCAAATGGGTGAAGTCTCGCCCAGTCATCAAAGTCGCAGTAATCGAATTAGAACCTGAGTCCGATCCCAGGCTGTTGAAGTTTCTCAGCCGGATCGGCTTCTCCCGTATTTCTATGAATTGCACCTATGTGCGAGGTCAGACATGAGCAAGGTTGTAAAAAAGGTCGGTAAGGTCATCAAGAAGGTCGTGAAGGGCGTTGTGAAAGGCGTCAAGAAGGTCTGGAAGTCGATCAAATCCGGGAAGATTCTCAAGATTGCCGCTATGGCCGGCCTTATTTATTTCGGAGGTGCTGCCCTTTTGGGCGGATTAGGAGGAATGGGGGTTGGAGCCGGAGGCTTCATGGCCGGCGCTAAAGCCGGCGTGGCATCAGCCTGGGGAGGCATCACGGGTGCTGGTACTGCACTGGCATCTGGAAACATCGCTGGAGCTGGAAGCTCTTTAGCGGGCGGTTTTACTGGCGCATACGGCGCAGGAGCGGGTACGGCTGCGGCTGGCCTTGCACCGATCACTACGGCCACCCCGGCTTATGTTGCCCCTGGTGCGGGTGGCGCTACTGGCGCTGCCGGCACGGGTGCTGCGACCACTGGAAATTACATTACGGGAGCGACTGCTCCTGGAGCCACCAGTGGTAACTACCTGACCGGGACTGCTGGTACCGCAGGAGCTCAAGGTGCGGCCGCTCAGGGTGCTACCCAGGCCGCTACGCAGGCGGCGACTACCGGCAACTATCTCACGGGCACATCGGCATTGAAGGCGTCTAGCCCCGGATTGCTTGGCAGGATCGGCGGTGGAATCGCGAAAGGCTGGAACGCGCTAGGGCCATACGGAAAGTTTGGCGCGGTAACGATTGGTGGTCAAGCGCTTCAAGGATACGCCACGGCGAAGGCTCAAGAAGATGCTGAACGCGAAGCGCTGGCACGTTATCAGGCCAATGTCGGCGGGATGATTTATGCCCCGGTTTACAACCCATACACGGGACAGTGGCAAGTGCCGAATCCTAATCGGTCAAGTGCTTTGCAATATGACGAATACGGAAACGCTGTGCTGAACGGAGGTGTTGCGTAATGGCTGGCCTATTAAAGAATCAAGCTGAGCCGATGCCAGAGCAGCAGTCTATGCCGGCAGATAGTGGTGCCGCACTGGACGATCCCGCGCTCGAGCAGGCGATTAACTACATGGGCAAGAAGCTGTACTCGGAAGATTTAGCGGAAGAGATTGCCGGGATGTTCAGTCAGCCTGAAGTTGCCCAGCCTAAGCTGTTGGCGATGGCCGCGATGAAGATTGCAGAGTCATCGGATGTCGAAACGGATGGAGACATCAAGGAAGAGAACCTATCGATCCTGGGGATGATGGCGCTCAATGAGGTGGTAACGATTGCAGAAGCGGCCGGGGTACAGATTGCCGGTGCTGATGTTTCGGCCGCGTTCAAAGAGATGGTCATTATGTTCGCGCAAGACCAGGGGCTGTCCCCGGAAGAGATCGGCGGACTGAAAGAGGCGATGGCGCAAGTGGATGATGCGGAGCTTGCCGCAGAAGCGGAGGCGCTGCCGGATGACTATGACGAAATGCTGCCGGACGAAGATGTGCCGGTAGGCGACAGAGAGATGGGAGCCTGATATGGCCAGCAGAGGATTACTTGGTGCGTTTGCTGGAGCGGGTGGAGCGATTTCAGAAGTCGCCCGCACTTTGTTCAACGTCGAGATTGAGAAGGATCGCGAGGCCCGGTTACAGGCTATTGAGGACAAGCGTTACGCTCGATCAAGGGCGGATTCGCTCGCTGACTACCAGAGAGCGCGCACAGACCAGCTTGCTGACACTGCATCTCAGCGCGAGTTCCAGACGGGCTTGCTGGAAAAAGAGCAGAATTTTCAGCGAGAGACTGACAACACCAAGTTTGGTCAGCAAGTAGCGCTGCAGACGCTGGGCGAGGCTCAGCAGAAGAGATTGATCGAATTCGGCAAGGAGTTCCCGGATACTGAGCTAGGCAAGTTAATCCAGGAGCGCGATAAGCATGCTGTGGGCTCGGACGCATACAATCAATATCAGCGGCAGATCAATAACTCTCAACTTATCCAAAACACCAATCCGTATACAGGCGCTACAAGCATAGGCATCCCGGTCTATGACGAGAACAATAATCTGACTGATGTTCAAGAGGTTGCGACTTTCGGGGGCATGGACGATCTAACTGGATCGTCAGCAGGACGGAAGCCACCGGAGCCGCCTGAGATAGATCAAGAAGAGCTGCAAGACCAGATCGATGCGATAGAAGCCATGCCCGCAGATGAAAATGGCATGATTGATCTAGGCCGCGGGCCCATCAGCAAAGAGCAGTTATTGCAGAGGTTGAGAGGCGGTCTGGTTGCTTCTGCTCCACCTGGATCCACCTCTAGATTCGCTCTCAATCGACTCGGCTAACGCCCAGCACCCAACACTAATCCCAGTCAAAAACCTTTGTACCTTCTGTAGAGGGATGGATTCGTATGGCCTCAAAACCTCAATTTGGCGCTGATTTTTTAGATTTCGCATATGGCACACCCAGCCAGCCCAGCGCCGGGGGATTCAGCAATCAGTTTCTGGATTTCGCTTATGGGCCTCAGCAAGAGGAAGAGCGAGGGTTTTTCGTCAATGCGCTAGTGAGTGCTGGCGAGCGCGGCAGCGAAATAGCCAGTAACTTTGTGCAAGGTTTAGGCACGATTGCAAAAGCCGGCGAAAACTTCCTGGCGGATACAACAGGCATCAACCCGTACATCGAGTTTGGCGAAGATGGCATT